ATGGACTGATATCAGTTCTTCCAAATACGGTATATTTGGTCTCGAACAGGATGTGGCACTGTTTAAGTATCTGTACAAGGTTATCCTGACCAGTGCAGATAATTCTTGCAGTGATTTCAAGAAAACAGATGATTATTTGCTCGCTGAAACGCATTACGGCGGACAGCGGGGCGGGAAATTGTCAGCTTACAAGAGTTTCCGCAATGGGTTTGCTGCTGGTGTTTCGTGGAAGCTGAACGATATGAAGGATGCCCGTGAACAAGAAGTTCGTGAAATGCGGCGGACTGGTACTGACCTCGTTGTTGTGAAGATGGAAACAGTTGAAGCTGAATTTGAAAAGATTGGTATGAGGTTGGTCAAGAACTACAGTAATAGGCACGGCGGAGGTGATTACAATGCCGGTGCAGCCGGACGGGCTGCTGGTAGGAAGGTGAATTTGAATCGCGGTGTTGGTGCTGGAGAAGGAAGGGGAATGATTGCATGAGTGTAGTTGGGATAGTGGGAGGTGCAGGTGGTCCCTCTCGGAAGAAAAGAAAAAAGAAAGCAAAAGAATTATTTTCATTCTTTGATAGCGGCGAAAAAATATTCAAAGAGGCAGGGCTCGTTTATCCCGAAATCCATAAACTCCCACCTGATGAAATGATCCATTACCCATTACCGGAACCATTTCTTATTGAACTCAAATCAAAATACAAACCTGAGTTTGATTCAGCGGCAAAGTATATTGGTACTATCGGATTGCTGGATCAAATATCAATTAAAATAACCCGTGACCATGGCCGGCGGGATCACGTGTTCAAAAAATTCCGACTTAAAATTCCCGGAGAGAGGCCTGTATACATTTCCGGAGAATACTGCTACCAAATAGAATTCCATAGCGTAACGGAAGATGCTGTTCCTGTTCTTAAAAAATTAGTTAAGACCAAAGTCAATATTACATCATTCAATGATTGTATGGGTGAAAAGCTTGAAGTCGGTGACATTGTTCTACATCGAGTCCCAAAAGCTTTGGTTTTCGGGCGTATCGAAAAATTCACAAAAACCGGAACAGTATTTGTTGAAGTGTTTTGGGTATCAGACGATGATGCTTATCCAAGGTATCTTAATAAAGTTAAGAAATGTCAACAAAAAGACTTAATTAAAATTGATGACGATCTTAAAAACCGACTTATCATGCTGAAGTTATCTTCATAGTCAGCAAAAAAGGTGCTTAGTTAAACCAAACACCCTTGCCGCTATACTTAATATTTAGAAATTAATTACTTAATTTCCCTAACCATATTTGTACGCTTGTCTTCTGGTAATGGGATGAGACCTTTATCAGTCAAATATCCTTCATCTCCAGACGCGCTATCACTTACAAACATATCAACATATTCCTGTATTCCTGGAATTTTACCAATATGACTCGTCTTAACATAAAAGAAAAGTGGTCTTGATAAAGGATAATCACCTGAGGAGATGTTTTCAAATGTTGGTTTATTTTCATTGATGACTGTGCCTTTAACGACATCTCCATTGTTATCAAGGAAACTAAAACCAAAAATACCTAGTGCTGAATGATTAGCAACCAATTTTTGTACGATAAGGTTATCATTTTCGCCAGCTTCAATAAACATACCATCTTCTCTTAAACTGTGAGCAATGGTTTTGAACTTTTTCTTATCTGTTTTGCGTAAGTCTTTCAGGAACGGTATCTGCTTGGCTCCACCTTCCATAGCAAGCTCAACAAACGCGTCGCGCGTGCCAGATGTTGGTGGAGGACCAAGGACTTCAATCTTTACTGCTGGTAAATCAGAACGAATATCTTTCCAGGTTACGTTTGGGTTTTCAATAAGCTTCCCATTCTCATCAGGAATGTATTTTGCCAGTGCAAGAAATACGTCCTTCAAGGAGAGGTTGAATTGGTATGCGTCCCTTGCGTTGGCGATAACAATCCCATCAAATCCAATCTCAACTTCTTGGATATTTTTAACACCGTTTTTGGCACATAATTCAATTTCAGATTTCTTAATTGCGCGGGAGGCGTTGGTAAAATCTGGATGTTCTGTTCCGTTGCCAGCACAAAATAGTTTAAATCCACCACCTGATCCAGTTGATTCTACGACCGGGGTCTTAAAATTGGTAGTCTTACCAAAACGTTCTGCTACTGTTGTTGAAAAAGGATAAACCGTTGATGATCCAACAATCTTAATTTGGTCTCTTGCTTGTACTACACCCGTCATTCCTACAGATGCTAATAGTATTAGTGTTGTCAATAATACTTTCTTCATTTTTTCTATCTCCATTAAAAACTAAGGGCATATTCCCTCAAAATTATTTATTAAGCATTTTTATACTATAACGTTATTTTTGCTTAAAATATATTCAAAAAGAGCTGATAAACAAAATCTTAATAGCCGTGTAACATTACTGTAACCCAATTGTAATATTTCATTGGTTTCAAAACTTGACAATGACCATAGTTGTGTTATAATAAAACTATAGAAGGAAACAGATATGAAAACGCAAAATTACGAAACAATCAAAACCGCCATTAGATACTGGCTATTGGGGCGTGGATATACGGTTGCTTATACCAGCATGGAATATGCGAAGCATTACCATAATGGTTTTCGTAAGGACGGTGTAACGCCGGAATTTCAGCACCAAATTAGTCAGATGAACTTCGCTCGGACATTGGACAAGATTCTAATGCATCCAGAAGAAACATATGCAACGATCGCGATGCACGATCTCGTCGAAGATACATCTGTTACACTCGTCGATGTCGAACATATGTTGGTCAACGATGCGAGGGCAACCGATAAACAAGTTGCCCGGATACTTCGGGGAGTAGAACTCATGACCAACCAGGTTGATGGTGTAAAGAAAGAGTTGGTGGGTTATTATCTGGAAATGATCGAAGACCCCATTGCAAGCATCGCCAAAGGATGCGATCGTATGCATAATCACCAAAGTATGGGTGGTGTGTTTAGTATCAAGAAACAAGAATCATATATTCAGGAGACTGATGATCACATTCTTCCAATGCTAAAATCTGCTAGGAAACGGTGGGTTGAACAAGAACCCGCATATGAAAACATCAAACATGTTCTACTTACGCAAATGGAACTGGTAACGCAGATTATCGAAGCAAGTACCAGCGGCGAAGCCTGCTAACGGTTGACATTAGGTCGTTTCGTGTTATAATTATGACATAAGCAAACAACAGGAGATCGGATATGACCACATTTTATGCTAGGGAATTGCTAGGGACGATTGAAACCGCAAATAGCGGACTCGATTTGATCCGTTCCATTTATGCAATTGTTTATCACAACAACGACGATGAACAAAAAGTTCTCCTGGGTTCACTGGCTAAAGGAACTCGAATTCTGCGCCAGGTACATATGAGTCTTTGCAAATCGATCGGCGTTCCGGGTGGATTGGAATACGAAGATGCAAAGGTCGAAACCCTTCCTGATAATCTTAAAGTTGTTCTTGAAACGATGGATCTGGTTCAAGCTAGTATTTTTGCAGCGGCGAAGAATCCATTCTTGCACGATATGCGGAAGATGCGACAAGAAGCTGCGATGGAGCAGATCTATAGTGCGGTGCTTTTGCTCGAAGGATTGATCGAAGTTATTGAACGCCCAAGGAGATAAAAAATGTTTGCGGATCAAATTAGTGCTTTCGAATTATACTTGGGGTCAGTGTTTTTTGTTTTCATCCTAACCATTGGGTCTTTTATATTGGTCAGGATTAAAGAAAATTCGGTATACTGGTTTGTAGCAATTGCGCCTGGTTTTTTTCTCTTTTTCTTCTCCCTTGTTGTTACCGAAGGTCAACATATGTCTCGATGCCAGGCCGAAATTGCCACTATATCATGGTCGAATAAAGGACAGCCAGTTAGTTTTGAAGTCGAAGTGGATGGATGCCGATGGCGTTCAAGGGATGATATATTTGGTCCTTTTGGTGATGAATTAACAGTTAAGCCAGATGGATTCTATAAATCGCGTTTCTAGTAAAGGTTGACATCTCCCGTATTCATGTTAAAATAAAGTATGAACAACAAAAGGGTCGAACAAATGGATTACGCCGAACGCTTACGTTTAGCCGTTTTAGTTATCACCCGTGCCAATGCACAAACGGATTGGGAGAATCCTATTAGCGTTTTTAAACAATCGAAACGCATGCCGCGCCTTGCACGAAATGTTAATCGGTATGAACATAACGCTGGCATTTCTATCTCGCATTTAACATTTTCAATTGATGAAATGCAGTTAGTTAATGACGCAGAGGTGCGCGTATAATGGTTACGGATTTTCAGAAATCAAAAGTTTATACTTGGGAAAACAAAGTCGTTGGTGATTGGGATAATTCACCGATGATGGGTGTCAAAGAGATCGAAGAGTTGGTGGCATTTGTTTGGTCTGGGGAAGGTCTAAATCATCCTCCCAAGGTCGTCGAACCGCGCAGTAATAAAGGGTGCGCGACCGGTGGGCGATTTGAGGTGCAGTTTCCAAAACATATGCGCCGGCGTTGGATTGTACTACATGAGCTTTCCCACTCAATTAACAGGCTCGGCGGCGATGAAATTTGCGATGGCCATGGCCCTAGGTTTGTAAAAATATATAAGGAACTGTTGGTCAAGTACCTTTATATGAACCCTTTGGTTTTGAACTATACGCTCAACGAGGCAAGGATTAAGGTCGCATGATTACTCAATTTAATGTTTCTCGCACAGACCGTAATGGAATGGCAATCAACAAATGGATCTGCGAAAATTTTCGTGGACAATTCAGTGTGACATACAACAAATGGGACTGGGTGGGCAGAAAAGTGTTTTATACTCGCTATACGTTGAAAAACGTTTCTGTGGATTTGCTCGATGAATTGAAGAACACGTTTCCGTCCGTTGAGTTCGAATAAAAGATTAATGTAGAGTGGTGAGATGCAGTTTTATATCATTAAAGAAGAGCAACAAAAAATTAAAAAGCATTATGATTATGACTCTTGTCCGCATTACATTGACTTGTGGGATGAATACTGCTTCCACGGGAACGGCAGGTCGTTACTAGACGGTAAGATGAAAGAGATTGAGCTAGAAATGATCCAATGGTGTAAAGAAAACACTGTGGGTAAAATGTATGCTGATGGTGAGATGGAATTTGGTTTTGAACTACACGAAGATTTTGTAATGTTCAAGTTAGTTTGGTCTAAAGGTGAAGAATGACTTACTCTGTTCCGATAGAAATATTCGAGTTTGATCATTATGAGAAGAAATTTGAGGATCGTCGAAATAATCTTTATATTTTAGAACTTTATAATGATATCGAAGAGTGGCTTGAAAAAAATCTTTCGAACAGGTTTGATATCGATTGTGAAGACGCTTATCAAGAGAACGCAAGCTTTATGCATATTCTGTTTGAAACTGATTATGACGCTATGCTATTTAGAATGAATTGGTGCAAGGATCCGATACCATACCAACCAAATATGTATCAGGTCGTATTGGATTACACGTTGGATGTTGATAAAAAAATACAAATACAAAAGTGGCTCTTAGAACAAGTTGGCGAAAATAGATTAACGTGGAGATATGATTGGGCGACACGGCATGGCGGCTATTTGTTTTTTCGTGAATCCGATGCTGCATTATTTAAAATGGTGTGGGGATGAAATATCAATTCACATTGTTAAAAAATCCCATAAGTATTCAAAAACAAATCGATGAATGGGTTAATAGTACATATCCAGAAATGGTTAATAATTGGGGATTCGTATATAGTATGGACTTGAGCTGGACCTATGAATTTAGGGAAGCAACTATCGAATTTATAGTTGATTTCAAGCTAAATTTTCCCGAAATTAATATTACGGGGGTCGAAATTGAAGTGTCATATTAATATACCAGCAGAGCCACAGTATGAAGTATTAGAATTATGTTTTTGGTTAACTGAAAATTATTCAGGAGAATGGTTCTATTCCGGTATGACTAAACTTAATGACGATTTTGATGGGCTTGGTTCTAAATTTAATTTTAAGTACACGCTTACTGATATTGATGGTGAAATTTTAACACAGTTGAAATTAACATTTCCATTGGTTGAGATAGTTCAGGAATAATATGGGTATATAAATGTATTATTTTGATATAGAGGAAAGTTTTTCATCGCAAGATGAACAAGTTTGTCGTTGGATGCTTGAGAATTTTAAAAAACATTCTTGGGAATTTTCATTCTATGAAGAAAATCGAGCAAGTACATTTAACGATTATAAAACGATCTATTATCGATACAAACTGCGCGATGTGCCATATGAAGACATTGTGAAATTGAAATTGGTATTTCCTTTTCTTGATATAAGAACAATGGACACTTAAATGGACTGGAGTTTTATAATACCTTTTAGTTGTATATATCGCTCGGAACTAAATTATTGGCTTAGAAGCAATATTGGTCCGTTTTCGGTTGTCTTTAATGAACAGCGTTGGACATACACGAACAAATCAATCAATAAAGAATATCATTTACAATATTTTCTATTCGATTTGTTAGAAGATGAAATTGTCCAACTAAAACTAACCTTTCCAGAACTGATATTACAAAAGCATCGCCGAAGTAGCACTTGACATGGATTGGCGGGGACATAAAGCCCCCGCCTTCCAATGTTTTTAACCTTTTCGAGTGTTGTTATAATAACCAGGGCTGCTCGGAAATGGGTCCGGAGCAAAGTTCTTCTTGTATTTAAGAACAATTCCACGCTTTTCCAAACCACGACTGGTGTCATAATATATCACAACCTGAGCGTCAGGATGTTTTGGATCCCTCTTCTCAAAATTAACTTCTGTTGTGTTAAACTCAGTAATACGACCATGGCCAGTACCAGCTTCTTGAACTGCACCACTGGTAGTTAGACCTTTAGTAAGTCTTCGAGTAGATCGAGTAGATCGTGTAGCACTAGTTGAAGAACTAGCAGAAGCCGACGAGCCTAGAATTGAATTTTGTGTATCAACTGCATTACTTACGGAGATACCAGCTGAATCAATATTTCCACCCAGTCCTCCCCATGAATTTCCCGATGACTCGTTACCGTTCCAAGACTGTGTTTCAGGAAATGAATTAGGTAATGATCCAACAGAAAACGTATCATATGGATATGGTGTAAACATATTAGACCGTGGCTTCTCTCGAAATACAAGAACACCAATTACCCCAACATTTTCCTTGCCTCGGCCAGTCTTGTTGCTGTATGAGTTTTCTTTATCCCAAAAAACAAAATGAGCAGCTGAGTGTTCACTCTTACTCCATCCTGGTACACGAACTGAACCCCAAGGTTCAACAACAAACCCTGGGCTATCGAGACCAGCTGGTTGTCCATCAACGGTTGAAAGACCATCAATTGCCGGAATCATCGCAACACGTTCAGATGAACGATTAAACAGGTCAAGAACAAATTCTGATCCTTGACGAGCTTCAAAATATGTGTTGCCATCTGTGTGATAATACTCATCAACTGGTGATGCTCTATTATTACTTTGAATGGTAATGCGGGCTTCGTATTGATTTGTCATGTCTCGCATTACTTGTCTCCCTTCATTGTTCTACCACGCTCTTCGCTAGTGTACAAGTCAGTTGAATAAAGCTCGTGAGTTGATGAACCAGCATTTAGTGACATCTTCATACGACTTGTTGCTGCTGAAGCGACTGCCATTGTATCCATCATATTTCCAGTGCTATACTGCATAGTATTGTTAGCCGACATACCGAAGTTACGACCGGCATCAAATGCGTCAATATTAGCACCAAAGAACTGGAAGACCCAATTCTTATCTTCACGCAATGCAACCAATTGCTTGATATCTTCATTGTTATACTTACTTGAAGCATTTTCGGCACCATCAGTCATAATCATTATGATTACTGCTGGGCGGTTCTTCTTCTTGATGCCACGTAGGTGATCATCAATTTCGAGAATTGTTTGGCCAATGGCGTCATACAAATTTGTCATTCCGCATGGGCGATATAACTCGTTGCTCATTGGTGGCGCGTCATTAACATCTTTGATGCCCCATAGATTGACAACGTTTCCGCCCTCAAACTTGTTGACCATAATGTCTGTTTTATCTTTGTCTTTTTTCTGGCCAGAAACAAATTCGTTGAATCCATCAATAGTTGAATCAACCACACCAGACATACTTCCAGATTCGTCCATAATAACAGCGACGATTGTTCCGTTGGTTCCGGCTTTAATGCCTTTTGGTAATTGTTTTGTTGTTTTTGAATTTATTTTGGCATTCCCGGGGAATGGGCTAGGCGTAAAACTAACGGTTGCTGTTGCATTAATTCCGGGGAAAGCGTTTGGTAGAGTTCTTCTCTGCATATAGGTCATAGATTGACCCTCCTTTATGTTCTGCCGCATCCTTGCGGTCTTGTTAAAAAATGTAGCAATCGCGCTACATTATTATTTAGCATACTATAAAATAAGTTTGACTTTCAATATAATTATGTTATACTAAACTTGAAAATATTGGAGTTGCTATAATGGGAACAGTTCATTGGGTTAGTATCTATGATGTTCATAATTACAAAGGTCCCGCGACGATCCAAAAGGTTATGGATTTTATAGAGAATAACAAACATACCCTGGAAAATAGCACTGAGTGGGCGAAGAAACAAAAATCAAAAGATTTATTCTTTGATGATCCGAAATCATGGTGGGATATTCGCAGGCGTAGGGCCAGTAATAAACTAATTCCGGGCGGTGCTGTTAATATTACTCAATGCGTGGAGATACCAATAAAGGAACTCGAAGATCAGGACCGATGTGACAGAATTTACGATTGGTTGCATGATGAAGAAAATTTCAGCGGAGACATTTATGTAAGCCATTATGCCAAAACCGTTAATATCGAAGTAACAAAAAAATGGTCCGTGGGTGGTGCATTTTTCTCGAAAAGTGATAAAGAAAATACCGAGGAAATTAAGGTCCCATGCATGGGACTTGTTTTTATGGAAGAAACGGATGTACTCACATTTAAATTAGCTTGTATGTAAAGGAAAGATTGATGTCAGGTAAACCAATTTTTATTGATATTTCTAATAATAATTCATATATGGGACCGAAATCAACCATTGGTGCAATGGATTACATTAAAAGCCAGAACGAAAGAACTAAGGATAATAAAAAGAAATTAGAAAGAAGCAATGGTGGTCTTGATGTATTTCACCACCACCCAGCCGAATGGTGGGCAATTCGGCGTTTAGGTTTATTGGAAGAGGGCGGAGTTGTTCCGTGCGAAAGTAACAGCGATCGATCAATTGAACTACTACTTAGTGACTTGGTCGAAAAAAATAAAACAGATAGAATTTGGGATTGGTTGCATGATGATAATTTAATTAAGGATGTTTATATTTGTCATTATCAATCAACCAAAGAAGCAACAGTCGAAAAAACTGAAAAACGAACAATAGGTAAATTTTTTAACAGATCATCTGTTACCACTACGGAAACAACAGAAGAAAAAGTTATATGTGTTGGTTTTTTGTTTGTTGATCCCCAGGACGCTGTTAACTTTAAATTGGCTTGCTTGTAATGAAAGAAATTGATCTCCATGGAAAGAATCAGACTGAAGCACAAGTGTTCCTATCCAAGCAATTACTGGTTTTCAAAGCTCAAGGAGAAGACAAAGTAAGGGTTATAACCGGTCAAGGGAATCATAGCAAGACGAACGGCGTTCTACAGAAGAAGGTTCCCAAGTGGCTTAATGGTGCAAAATTCAAAAGTGTGGTCAGTTCTTTCATAGTTGAAACAGGTAACCCTGGTGCGTTAATTGTGTATTTGAAACTTAATGTTCGATCAAAATTTAAATCTATTAGGCTTTTATAGGGAATATTATTATGGCTTTTCTAATTATAATAGGTATAATATATGTATTTGTGGGATTCATGTTTGGGACAAACGACTATAAAATTAATCCTGACAACAAAGCTAAACCAACCTGGATTAGGGTGAAGGATGCACTTATTTTAGGTATGGTTTGGCCGCTATTAGTATTTGTATTAATTTCAATTATTTATAAAAAATTCAAATCTTGACGAAAAGTTGATTTTTTTTTATTAGTGTGTTATAATACGAGATAACAAGGAGATATAGAATGAATCGCATACAAGAATTAGTTAACACGTTGACCCACGCAAGTGAGCTTTATTATAGCAGTGGTAATAGCCCGTTGACTGATTCACAGTATGATGCCATGGAAAATGACCTTCGTTCCCTTGACCCCACTAACCCGTTCCTTATTGGTGTTGGCGCCACAGTTCGGGGAGATAAAGTTAACCTCCCCTTTAAGATGGGAAGTTTGAACCAACTTAGCCACGATGAAATTGAAGGTTGGATTAAACGAAATGATCTCGAAGACGAAACTTTTGTTGTAACAAGTAAAGAAGACGGTGTGAGTCTCATGCTTGTTTACAGTGAAGAAGGCGATTTGCAAATTGCTTACAGCCGCGGCGATGGTCATCAAGGACAAGATGTTACGCGTCATGTTAAGCAGATGGCCAATGTCCCCCAGAAAATTGATAAAGGCCCGTTGGTTGTTCGTGCAGAAGTTATTTTTTCCGATAAATTATTTGTGGATTTGGAAATTGATTATAAGAATCCTAGGAACTATGTCGCCGGCAAGATGAATAAAAAAGATGCTGATGCACTGTTTTATGACAATGTAAGCGTGATTGCTTACGAAGTTGTTATCCCGAAAATGGCTAAAGTTTTTCAAATGTCCACGTTGGGGTCTATTGGATTTAGTTTGCCCCAAGTAGACGTTGTGATTGGAGAAAATTTAAACGGTAATTCACTAGAGAAAATGATTGATGATCATAAATCGAAAAGCGAATTTGCGTTAGATGGTGTAGTGGTTGAAGTCGACCGATGGGCTGTTCGTGAACGGATGGAAGCTAATCGCAACAACACGAAGATCAATCCAGAATTTGCATTCAAGTTCAAGATTAACGATGTGGATAATATCGCCAAAACAACCATCGTTGGCGTCGAATGGAAGGTCAGTAAGGACGGGCGGATTAAGCCACGAATTGAAGTTAAGCCCATCGATCTCCAGGGTGTAACCATCCGTCATGCTACCGCGTTCAACGCGAAATTTGTAGTTGACAGTGGTATTGGTGTTGGTGCAGAGATTGAAATTGTTCGAGCAGGGGATGTCATTCCGTATATCCAGAATGTTGTCCAGAGCGTAACGGCAGAACTTCCGGACGAAACAATGCATGGTGCCTGGTCATGGGATGAAAACAAGGTTGATATCATTCTCGATGATGTTGATGCAAGCGACGATGCGCAATTGGAAAAGCTCAAGGGCCAGGCAAAGAGTATTGGGCTTGAGTTCATTAGCACAAGCGGCCTAGAGAAGCTGTTTGATGCTGGCTACCGCAACCTTGCACAGATCATCGTAGCTGATGCTGATGATGTTTACGGGATTGTTGGTAGCAAGACGGCGTACAAGGGTCTTGAACGTCTCCGTAATACATTGGGATCTGTTAGTATTGCGAAACTGGCCAGCACCAGTGGCGTATTTGGTCGCGGAATGGGGGAACGACGGATGCAAAAGATTGTTAACCACCACTGCAAGCTGCACGGTTTAACGCTAGAAGAAGTTCTAGAAGTCGAAGGATTTTCCCATAACACCGCCCAACAGTTCATGGACGGTGTAGATGATTTCCAGAATTGGATGGATAGCATTGATGGCAATTTTACTATCGAAGAGAAGGTTAAGGCTGTGAGTGTGGGTGGAGCGTTTGATGGTATGCGAATTGTTTGCACTGGCTTCCGGTTGAAGGATGATGCTCTTGAAAAGTTTGAAGCTGGTGGTGGTGAAGTGCAGAGTAGTATCCGAAGTGATACAACCCATGTTGTAACAAAGGACCCAACGAAGATCACTAGTAAGCTAAAGAAGGCCCAGGATAAAGGCATTGAAATTTTGGCCGGTGATGATCTCCTGGGACGAATTGGAGGAAAAGAATGATGTATAAACCAGTAAAAACAGATTGTTACGATTTGCTTATTGCAAAAGTTAGCCAACTCTTAAAGATAGACCCCGGAGAAATAGAATTCTTCTGGGAGAAATTTGTCAAAAATGAAGATGATATGACAGATGAGGCAATTCGAAAATTATTTCTTGTTCTTAAATTACAATGGGGGAGATTCATGTCCGGATTTCGTTTATGAAGACAAAAAATTAAAAGAAGAAAAAGAAATCATTCTTAAGGAAAAAGAAAAATACCGAGATTCTAATGGTAACATAAGTAAATCAGATGTACAAAAATTAGTTAATTTTATGAACCAAAACAACTTACAAAATGCATTACTTAGTTTATAATATGTTCGGTGAACTAAAATACGGTCGAAAATATGCGGCTGCTCAACGTAAAAAAACGCAAGCTCAGGCGAAAAAGAGGAAACAACGTATGGAAAAGGTTGCAGTTGAACATACATTAGAATCGTTGAGAAAACGGATGAACGATGTCGTCAATCTCCACCACGATGAATTGCGTTTCTATCTGGACAGATTTGTTGAGCATCAAGATCCCAATGTCGATGATATTCTTAAAGAATTATTTGTTCTACTTAAATTGCAATATTCAGACCAATGTCCCGATTATGTGGGTATGGAGAATAGGGCTCGTACCGCCGCTAAATTGCGGGAACAAGAAAAGGAACAAAAGCGTCTTGAACGTATAGAAAGATTGAAAACCGCTAGGCCTGATTTCATCGAAGAAAAAATGGCTTGGATTTTAAAACATATCGAAATTTACCAATTTATAAGTGAAAACAATAACAAATACACACATGAAGATCTGTATAATATATTTGACCAACAACATATATTACATCTACAGAGTTGCAATTATATAAAACATAGCTGGTGGGGATTGAATCCAAAATTATCAATTACCAATGTCTACGCAAATAGTCCACCCAGGACATCACCGGAATTCTGTAGACTCAATTGGCGAGATTCACAACAAGACTCAATCGCTACAAAAAATTTCCGAGAATATTCTATGAATTTGAAACTCAAAGAAATAAACGAAAACATATTGTTTGGGCAACAATTAAATCTGCCAGAAAATACCAAAAACGATGAATTATGTATGCTGGTCAAGTGTGAAATACAAGAAAAAATTCAACATATTGTGAAGGAAAAGGGATTGATATAATGGCGCTTATGAGCAATTCCGGTATTATGTATAAAACAAGTTCAACACTATTCAGTGATGATGAAAATCCCCAACTCAGCAATTACGAAAAATTCGAAGAACGAATTCGTTCCCTTCTTAGTGACCAAATTGTAGATCAGAGAGAATTTGATTTCTATTTTCAAAAATTCCTCTTAGTGGATGATGAAAACGCCAATGACATGTTCAAAGAGATTTTTGTCATGCTCAAACTGATGCACTCGGATGAATGCTCTGATTTTGCAGCAATTGATCGTCGAGAACAACAACAAATGGAAATAGCAATAAAACAACAAATACAGCAACACAACCAACACCTTCAACACCTTCAACAATTAACTAATCAGGTACAAACATTACGAAATAGTCTTTTAGACCATGCTTATGACTACATACAGAAACATATCAACGCTTATGCCTTCGTATCTAAGAACCAGAAAAGATATAGCGAATTATTTATTCCGGATGAGCATCGCCCATTTATAAAAGAATTGCGAAATTGTGGGTATTTGAAGGAAACATTCTGGACCAATTCGTTATATACAAATAGGTTTCTCACTGAACGAAATAATGCTAAACCATTTGATTTGTTAAGATGGTATGATCATATTAAAAAAATGCCTGAATTTGATATGTTTCTAGATGAACACTACAACCTAAGATTTCTTGAAATGGGGCAGGAACAATCTAGCTTTGTACATATGAAACTGAAGGAGGGTTATTCAATAATCTATGATAATCCAAAGGATGAATTTGAAGGTGATGTCAATCGAGAAATTGAGCGACTAATCAGAGAACATAATTTGAAATAACAATTCTCCAAGTTGTTAAATAAGTAATATAACAACGGAGATTGAATATGGTTTATTCTGTAGGTATTATCGGTGGTGGGAAGATTGGTTTAACAATTGCACATATGCTTTCTATGCACGACGATGTTTTATATACTGTATATGATGTATTACCTGAAAAGGATTTTCGCAAGAATGAAAAAATGTATGCGGGCAAGGCTAGTCATGTAAATTATAAACGTATGCCAGAAGATCCGAAAGACGCTACTAAGGAGCATGATGCCATTGTATCATCTGCTCCCTTTTTTGTGAATAAAAAAATTGCCAAGGCGTGTGTTAAAACAGGCACAGCATATTTTGATCTTACAGAAGATGTTGAAACTACAAAATTTATCAAAAAATTAGCTGATAAACATAAACCATCTATCCCATTGATGCCACAAATGGGTTTGGCACCTGGTGCGATTAACATTATTGCCAATTATGTTGCTTCTGATTTTGAAATTATTAAGGATCTCGAACTCCGTGTTGGTGCCTTACCATTATCACCAATGAACCATATGAAATATTACTTGAGTTGGTCAACTGCTGGCGTAGTTAATGAATATTGCAACCCATGTGAAGGATTATGGAATGGTGAAAAGGTTATGCTCAAACCATTAGAAGGGTATGAAACCGTATCGCTTGATGGTACTGTTTATGAAGCTTTCAATACTTCTGGTGGTGTTGCGTCTATGATCGATACTTATCAAGATAAAGCGGAAAATTTAACTTATAAAACATTACGTTACCCAGGGCATTGTGACTATATGCGGTTCCTTATCGAGGATTTGAATTTAGGCAATAATAGGGACCTATTTGTTAAAATTATGGATCAAGAAGTTCCGTATACTACATCTGATGTTGTTGTTATCCATGTCAATTGTGTTGGTTATACCAAGGATGGATTATTAGCACAACGTTCATACACCAATAAAATTTACGGTGATACGATAAATGGGTGTGATTTCTCCGCTATACAAGTTGCAACCGCAAGTGGTGTTGTGCCTTTAATCCTTGCATTTGCCAAGAAAAAAATGTATACTGGTTTTGTAACTTCAGAAGCAGTCAAATTCGACTGGTTTGTGAAACAACCTTTTGGTAATGTATACAAGGAAACGTAAAATGTCCAAGATTAAAGTGATTGCAATCATCGCGGTGGTTGGATTGGCAATCTTTGCCTATTTTTTCATCCCCTGGTATGTTAATCGATCTTTCAATTATTCAATGGGATATGAATCCCAAGTTGAATCAACTGTTTGCAAAATGGTTAAGCGCGAATACTTGGTAAATCCTGACGACTGTTAAATTATATTGCATTTTTACTTTGTGTGGTGTTAGTATTAGTTATTAATTAATAATACTAACATAATGGAGAGTAAATATGTCATTGGATACCATACTATCAGCCGACGAAAAGGCAAAGATTAAGAACACCATCGTTGAAGCCGTTAGGGTCAAGCAGGAAATTGCTGATCTTACAGAAGGTCTCAAAGATGTTGTAACTCACGTTGCCGAAGAAACGGGTGTACCAAAGAAAGAGCTGAACAAGGCTATTTCAATTGCGTTTAAGGCGCGCGAAGACCACAAGGCATATGAAAATGCCCAGGAAGAGCTCGATACTGTTGGTCAGTTGTTGGAAATTGCGGAAATTTAATTGTATATGAAAGCCGTGGGATATTTTCCTACGGCTTTCTGTGCTTAAATATTATGCAATAATAACACCTGAGGTTAAAGTATGTACGTAGACGCTCTATTTGATAATAAGAAGAATAAGATTCTCGTTGTGGAACGTCGCAATGGGAAACGCATCTACGAAGAATATCCTGCCAAATATCGTTTTTACTATGACGATCCGAAAGGATCATTTACCACTGTTTATGGTACCCAGGTTGCAAAATTTGAGACCCGCGATCAGATGAAGTTCAGACGCGAACTCACAATGTACCGTGGCGATAGCCAACGCGCAGTTTATGAAAGCGATATCAATCCACTGAATATTTGTTTAGAAGAAAACTATTACGGCGCTGAGCAGCCAGAGCTAAACATTGGGTTCTTTGATATTGAGGTTGATTTTGATCCCGTCCGCGGTTATGCCAATCCCGAAGATCCGTTTATGATGATTACCGCTATTAGTGTTCATTGTACTCACATTGGGCAAACTATCTGTCTTACAATTCCACCAAAAGGGATGTCGGAAGAAGAATCACAGGGCATTGCCGATAAATTTAATGGTACAGTAATTTTATTCGATGATGAAAGAGAATTACTTAAAACATTTTTAGACATAATTGAAGATTGTGATATATTATCAGGATGGAACTCAGCATTCTTTGATATTCCATATATCATCGGACGAATTGTAGAAATATTGGGATCTGATTATGTTCGCAAACTTTGCTTATGGGGACAAAAACCCAAACGCAAAACCGTTGAAAAATTTGGTAAGGAACAATTAACATTCGATTTAGTTGGTCGCGTTCATTTGGATTATTTGGATTTGTACAAAAAGCATTCCATGCAGGAACTACATTCATATAAACTAGATTATGTCGGCGAAATTGAAGTAAAAAGAAAGAAGGTCGAATACGAAGGAACCTTGCATCAACTTTACAATGATGATTTTGAAAAGTTTATTGACTACAGTATCCAAGATACGGATTTGTTGGTAGATATTGACAAGAAAAACCAATACATCGATCTTGCGAACGCTGTTGCACACACCAATACGGTTTTATTGAAAGCTACTTTGGGAACCGTGCAAGTTGTTGAACAAGCTATCATTAATGAAGCACATCAACGCGGCATGGTAGTTATGGACAAAGCAAATCATGGTGATACTCTTCCAGTTGCGGGTGCATATGTTGCAGATCCCGTAGTTGGGATGCATGAAGAGATTGGCGCTATTGATATTAACTCTCTATACCCGTCAGTAATTCGCGCGTTGAATATGGGTCCAGAAACAATTGTTGGTCAAATTGAGTTAGATCAAACAGCGAAACATATCAATGATCTAATGGCTAAAGGCATCAGTGGTTCTGATGCATGGCATGATATGTTTGGTACCATAGAATTTCAACAATTTACTGGTGATCGTACTGAAGGACCAGAGTTATCAATATCATTCGAAGATGGTAATGTTCTTAAAGGGAATATAGAAACAATTAAACGCTGGATCTGGAGTAACCAAGTATGCATCTCGGCAAATGGTACACTTTTTGCCACTGATCGAGTTGGTGTTATTGCAGGTATTCTTGGAAAATGGTACAATGAACGTGTAGAGATGCGGGCGAAGGTTGGTGAATATAAAAAATTGGTGAAGGAAGAAGATGATCCAGTTAAGAAAGCAGAATACAATGCGTTGGTTAGTTTCTGGGATAAGCGACAATATGTGCGTAAAATTCTATTGAACAGTTTGTATGGCGCGTTGCTAAATTCCCATTGCAGATTTTATGATCCACGCATTGGTCAATCAGTAACACTTACTGGTCGCTGCATTACACGCCATATGATTGAAACAACTAATGAATTGATCACCGGAAAACGCGATAAAAACGGTGATGGAATTATTTATGGTGATACGGATAGCTGTTATTTCTCCGCGGTTTCAACAATGCGCGGTAATCCAGACTTTGACGATTTCTCATGGGATAAAGAAAATGTAATTGAGTTATATGATGCTATCGCTGATGGTGTTAATGATACTTTTATCAATTTCATGGTTGATACATTTCATACCACAACTGACCGTGGTGGTATTATTGAGGCGGGTCGTGAACTAGTCGCAAGTCGAGGAATGTTTATCAAAAAGAAGCGTTATGCTCTTATGATCTATGATGATGAAGGCTTCCGTATTGATAAAGTTAGTGAAGAAGAAGCCGAAGACAAAGGATATGTTTATGGTTTCGGTAAGATTAAAGCTATGGGAGTTGAAACAAAGCGCACCGATACATCAAAAGAAATACAAAAATTCCTTGAACAAATTCTTGAGAAAGTTCTATCTGGCAATACCGAGCAAGAAGTATTGGATTATATCAAAGAGTTCAGAGGTGAATTTAAGAAATGGCCTGGATGGTTAAAGGGTACTCCGAAGGGAGTTAATGGTCTTACTAAGTATGGTGAACTCGCAACAAAAGCCAAAGGTGCGAAAGTCAATATGCCAGGTCACGTTAGAGCAGCAATGAATTGGAATACTTTGAAAAAGTTGAATGATGATCTACATAGTTTAACTATTATGGATGGTTTCAAAACTGTTGTTTGCAAACTGCGACCCAATCAATATAATATGACCAGTATTGGTTTTCCGGTCGATGAACCGCATCTTCCAAAATGGTTTAAAGAATTACCGTTCGATGATGATACAATGGATGCAAGCATTATTGAAAAGAAATTACAAAATCTTATCGGTATTTTAAAATGGGATCTTGATAGCACAAAACAGAACAGCAATTTTAGTGATCTGTTTGGTATGCAGAAGAAGTAATTAAGGATTCATAACCGTATGATTAAAAAAAAACTGATAATAATTTGATGATTACTTGATGATTATTGATACAGTTAGATTGACAACTTCAAAAATATTTACGAATAATATTGAATTAATAAAACCATTAAAGTATACTTATAGCATAATCGCAAACACATGGAGAATTACTAATGCGTGATGAATTACTGGATATCCTACAGCATACACTTGGTCTGGGTGTTATTACTGAGATTAAGATTACAGGCTCTGGCACCGAGACACTAATTGATGCAATGGATGAAAACAATGCAGTCGTAATCAAAGGCAAGCTAAAAACTGCAAATGCTGCCCTTGAAGGTGAATACGGCTTGCGTTATTTGGATCGCCTAAAGGCATACTTGAACGATCCAAACTATAAGTCAGATGATGCAAACATTAGCATCAAAACTGATACTCGCAACGGAAAGAAGACACCTGTTGAAATATTATTTGAAAACGTTGGTGCAAAGGATAGCACCGTGTATCGTCTGGTTAGTCCAGAACTATGCCGTGACTATTTTGATTTCAAGGGCGCCGACTGGACCGTTTCCTTTAGCCCAAGCAAGAGCATTGTAAGCAACTTTGCTTATAAGGCGGCGGCCGCTGGTTCTGAGTCAGCCAACTTCACAACTTCAAGTAATGATGATGGTGACATCATAATTGCAGTGGGAGAAGGTATGAGTTCATCATCCATCCTGTTTGGTGACGGTACAGACCATAAGCTAAAATTTGAACTACGTTGGCCCACAGCACTTATACTTTCAGTCCTAAAGTTGGATGAAGGGAATGTTGAAGTTGATATTCTTGATGATCCACGTTCTGGTGCTTTGCAGGTTCGCGTGGATACCAAACTCGCTGAGTGGCAGTATATTTTCCCTCAGGTCAAGTAAAAATTATTATACCCAACTAATGTACCCCCCAGCCCTAGGAGGTGATTTTTATCACGCTGGTTTTAGTTGGAAGGGGCGGCCATCATGCCGCCCAGATCGAAAAGGATAGGGAATGTCTAATAAAAAAATGTGGAAGACGCAACGGGCAGAAAGTTTATATTCTATCAGGTCAGGTTCCAACGATATCAAATTTTATGAAGATTATAAAGAGATCCTTGAACTAGCTAGTAATGTCGACCGCTGGTTTCGTATCAAAGAAGCGGTGCAACATAAATCTAGAAATCGTAGAGCTTCCAAGAAGTATCCAAATCTAAATCAAGATATTTACTTTTGCAACTCTAATATTGATTTAGCCATTAGTGAATTCAATAGTAAAGTAGTAATGATGCGGTTGCAGATAGATGAATAATATTGTAAATCACCACACATTTAGTTATAATCATACTTAAAGCTACAATAACTAGGTCTAAATATTATCATAAACCAAGTATAAGAATTGTGTAAACAAATTACATATATTGGTTTGGCAATTCCACCAAGTTAAGAATAATACAAAAAATATGGTTGAATTCGTCCGTGTATTTGAAAATATATTAGAGAAGATCTAACAACTAACAAAAAGGCAATATAATGGCAGAAGAAAATAATGTAGAAAACCTAAATTTTGATGATGAATGGGCGGTATTTCTTCCATCTATTTCATCACTGTATTCCAAGCTAGTATCAAAAGGTGATTCAGGTATTAAACGCCCTGTCCCTGCTAACATTGGTAGTATTGATGGCTTAGATTTCTTTAACTCATCCAAAGGCCTATATCGGTATGATCATGCGCTGTACTCGGCTGGCCATGCGCAATTGGACATAGAACGAAGTAACGTTCAGGAAAGCATGATTCAGAATCGTGAGCCAGGCCGTATTATCGTTGGTGACTCAGGTGGCTTCCAGATCTGTTCTGGCGTGTTGAAACTTAATTGGGATGACAGTGAGGCGATCAAAGAAACATGCTTAAAGATCACACGCTGGCTTGAACATACCGCAGACTACAGCATGATCCTGGATATGCCAACATCAGGCATTTTCAACGAGAAGGCTCCAACAATCAACACTATTGAAGATTGTAAGTCATTTACTCACGCTAACATCAAGACGATGATTGAACATCGCGTGCCAGGTAAGACTGACTTCTTGAACGTTCTACAGGGACGTAACGCAGAAGAAAACTGGGACTGGTATCAGGAATACAAGCATTATAGTGATCCAGCTGAATACGGTGACCGTCGCCTAGAGGGTTGGGCGTTTGCTGGTAACTCAGTACGTGATATGTTCAGTCAGTTACGAATCCTACGTGATATGGGTGAAAGTGGTTTACTTGAGAATACAAGCTGGATCCATATTCTAGGTGTTGGTAAAATCAAAGCCGGTCTTGCATATACTATTATCCAAAAGAAAATCCGTGAACGTTATGGTTCCAACGTGCGTCTAAGCTTTGATGCAGCAAGCCCATTCGTTAGTGTAGCTAAAGGTCGCATCTATACGGGCTATGCGCTTGAGGGCGGTCCGCTGGGTAAGGGAAAGCTATCACATAAGATGAATGCAATGCCCGACTCAAAGGATCTTGTGGGTAGTACGGAATTATGGCCAATCATGGGTAGTCCATTCTTTGATGGTATGAAAATTGGTGAGCTTTGCTATAATGGTGATCCAAAGTTCAAAAGTGCTTGGGATGGGTTATCATATGGTGTGCTAATGGCGCACTCCACATACTTACACATCAAGTCAGTACACCAGGCGCTCAAAATCTTTGATCTACATGGCGCGGTGGACAAGAGAACAGACCGTTTTGTTGAAGAATTTATTCCAATGGATATTGTCAAATTCAAAGATATTGTTAATCAATTCTTTGATGCACCCAAAGACAAGGGTGATTTGATATTGGAGGATAACAGAATCTTCCTAGAACGCTATATCAGTGCAATGGTCAAGAAGAAACCAGACCTAAATACTTCACCACTGTTTGAACAACAGATTAAAGATTCAGACACATATGATGTGGAAGATATTGAAGGTGAATTACACGACGTCGCTGATGATAATAACTTCAGCACAATGTTTGAGGAGACAATATAATGAGAAATACTTTTATTAAAGTTCGTACAGAGTTTGAGGGATTTCACTTCTATCCAAACGCTAGTGAAATTGATCAACGTATTAAATTCCTGGAAACTGAACATCGCCATATGTTTAAGGTTGATGTTAAAATTTCAGTCAACCATCTAGACCGTGAACTGGAATTCTTCCTAGTTAAATGGGACCTACAAGAGTTCATTGAATCTGGGAAGATGAATCACAAATCATGTGAGATGATTGCTACTGATATCCTGGATGACCACCTAATTCCAAAATATGGTTCTAACCGTTATTATGAAATCATCGTCTCAGAAGATGGTGAGTCAGATGGTATTGTAGAACATATCGCGGAATAAGAGACCACATGGATTTATTAACACATTTAAAGGATCAGTGGGAGTTTTCACAAAAAACATTTGGTCCAATTGAGTTCAAAAACCATATGGGCCCATTGAATCATATTAGGAAAGAACTTATTGAGATTGAGGATGAACCAACAGACCCATATGAGTGGGCAGACTTGATTCTATTATCTTTTGATGGTGCCATGCGTGCAAATATTCCACCAGAAATTATAGTCAAAGCAATCTCAGAAAAGCTTGAAATTAACAAAAATAGAGATTGGCCTGATTGGCGGGGGACTGATCCCAATGACCCAATTGAACATACAAAGGAATAAGAAATATGACTATTTGGATTGTAGAGATTGAGCCTGTTGAATCACGCTATACAGCGCAATGGAAGAAATATATTCCAGACATGGTGAGGCGGGCCACCAATCAGGAGGTCATTGAGATTGAAGGACCAACAGATATCCCCGCTGCTACGACACCAGGTGCGTTTCTGAATTTTGGAGGCACCAATGTATACAAGAGTAACCAGATGGAGCAAATGAGTCGCCACTTTACAGAAGGACGAGTCAAAAAAGGTGACCATATCGTATTCACTGATGCTTGGAACCCTGGTATCCTACAAATCCGCTATATGAGTGATCTGTTGGGTATATCAGTTAAAATTCACGCATTATGGCATGCGGGTTCATATGACCCACAGGACTTCCTGGGAAGATTGATTACGAATAAAGAATGGACGTATAATACAGAACGAGCGTTGTTCTATGCTATTGATCACAACCATTTCGCAACTGATTTCCATATCAAAATGTTTGCTGATGAAATACTACCAACAGTGGATGCAATAACTCTCGATAACTGGCAAGGCAATAAGATCATCCGTACAGGGTGGCCGATGGAATATATGCGTGATGTGTTGACTCCATACATGGGTATGAAGAAAGAGAATATCGTATTGTTTCCACATCGTATTGCTCCTGAAAAACAAGTAGACATATTCAGAGACCTTGGAAAATATATCAATGGTTGGGAATTTATTGTTTGTCAGGATGAGCAACTAACAAAAGATGAATACCATGAATTACTTGGAAAAGCAAAGATGGTGTTCAGTGCTAACCTACAAGAGACTTTGGGTATCAGCTGCTATGAGGGTGCATTAACAGGTGCTATCCCATTGGTTCCGAACCGACTTTCTTACGTAGAAATGTATTCAGACCGGTTTAAGTACCCAAGTGAATGGACTACATCTTTTAACAGTTATATGAAAAACAGAGATGTACTGTCTGTTCATATAGTGAATATGCTTAATAATTATGATTCATTAGTTGAAGAAACAAATAATGAAGCCAATTTACTTGAAATTAACTTTTTTAATTGCAATAACTTCCTTGATACGTTAAAATAAGGAAACTAAGGAGAAATAAATGAAATGAATAAACCAAATCAAGATATTATAGGAGAAATAAATGAAATGAATAAACCAAATCAAGATATTATAGGAGAAATAAATGAAATGAATAAACCAAATCAAGATATTATAGGAGAAATAAATGAAATGAATAAACCAAATCAAGATATTATAAATGCTCTTAAGATCCTCCAAGGGAATGGTATTGACACATCACAAATTTCCGATAACTATACAGATGATATTAAAAATTCATTAATCGTATTGAACACGATTCAAGAATCAAGTATTTCAGATATTATTCGTGATCGCATTAAGCAAGATGGTGCGGAATTCCGCAGCAACCAGAACATCAGCAAGTATATTGAACCTGATGAAATGGAACTGTTGGTTGATGAAGTAGCAGAAAAGATGCAGGGTGTACTTGAAAGCCTTGTAATTGATACGGAGAACGATCATAACACTCATGATACTGCGCGTCGTGTGGCTAAGATGTTTGTTAAAGAAACATTTGCTGGCCGTTATGCACCGGTACCCAAGGTAACAAGCTTCCCCAATATGGGATATCAGAGTTTGTATGCAACTGGGCCCATCACAATACGCTCAACATGCGCCCACCACTTCCAGAACATTGTGGGGAAATGTTGGGTTGGTATCTTCCCAGAAGATGAAGTAATCGGTCTTTCAAAATTCAACCGCTTAATTCATCATATAGCTGAACGTCCACAGATTCAGGAAGAGATGACAACCCAGATTGCAGATGCCCTGCAAGAATATGCAAAGACTGAACATGTTGCTGTTCTTGTTAAAGCTGAACATCACTGTATGACACACCGAGGTGTGCGTGAACATGAAAGCGATATGACCACAGCTATTATGACTGGTCACTTCAGTGACGATAGCAGTTTGAAGCAGGAATTTTATAATATCTGTTTGAGTATGAAGGGTCATAAGGACTGATGGTACGAAAAGTAACATCAAGTCTGGATATGCCATTAGCCATGAAGGAAGAGGAATTTTTAAATCTTCCATTCAATCATATTATTACTAATATGGTACCAGGTGTTCTTTATCGTTATAATAAATCAAACGATGGAGAAGGAATATGTATCATTAAATTTGATAATTCAGTTGAAACTTTTGATATCCGGACAGTTAAACTGATTAAGGGAATAAACGGTGACTAATAATTTTCAAACACAATTAGCATATGGTCAGGAATTTGAAAAAAAGGCGCAAAGGATTCTCATAAAACAGTTTGAAGGGAATTATGTTATATCGACGAGATTCAGTAGTAATCACGGTCAAAGTGATTTAGACCCAAGAGCATTTTCAACTAATGATGATTTGGTTCTTCCGGATTTTATGATACTAGGATATAAGAGTGTTCCAATTTGGGTTGATGCAAAAAGGAAATCAAATTTCTTCCCACACAATAATCGGAATGCTACATCACTTGATCCAAAATTCTGGGGTAAATGTAAAAAACTAAGTGACAAATTGGGTGAAGAAATTTGGATTATAATGGGTATTGATACGATACCAGGTATAATTTATTTCTTTGAATATGATGCCGTCGACGATCTTCGACAATTCAACAATATCCATAATGATAATCCAGATGAATACACACCGGTTTATTATTTAGATCAACTAATACAATGGAGAATTTAATGACAATAATTAATACAATTTTTGATGTACCAGAAGAAATGTCCTTAGAGGATTTCTTACAAATACCTCATCGTGATAGTATATCCAATTATTCTGACATAGGAATTTTATCTCGGATGACCGATGCCGTCGAGGTTAACGATAATAATATGGGAATCGTTAGAGTTACCACAAACTGTGGTGAAGACGGTGGTCCCAAAATCAATCTTTTAAAAATTAAGATTGTATAATATCATGACTAACAAAGTTTATTACACGAACGAAATGGTTGAAAAGGGCGTTCTTGGTATAGCACGTCAAATGATGTTTGATGAATGGAGACCAGATTATATTGTTGGTCTAAACCGTGGCGGTTTGTTTCCGAGTGTCCTTCTTAGTCATTATTTGAAGTGTAACCATTATGCATTAGATTGCCGGCTTCGTGATGCACCAACAAACGTTGAGCATTTTGGTCCAGAGCACAATGCTTGGATGTCTGATGATGCTGATAAGTTTAAGAATATTCTCATCGTAGATGACATCAATGATTCAGGTGAAACTTTCAAATGGGTCATCGATGATTGGCAATGTATAGAACGATTAGGTCGAAACGTTCGAACTGCGGCTGTTATTGAAAATATCTCTAGTGAGTTCTCAACAACATACAACCATTACGAGATTAATAAGGCCGAAGACGACTGTTGGATAGTTTTTCCTTGGGAAAATTGGTGGGAATAATGGTTGGATTTTTTACAGACAATGAATTAACCAATCGTGCCGAAGTCGCAGATAGATATGCAAAAGGGCAAATGGAACTATACGATGGAAAATATAAGGATAACATATTTCACCAGAATGTAAAAATTATCATTGATGGAGAAAATGTATCAGAGGATTTCTTGCGGCATGTTCAAGGATTATATGAAGGCTGTCGGAAGTTCCGTGTACTAAAGAATGAAACTGGTTGGCCTACTACCAGTGAAGAAATTCGGCGGCGTGATGCATGGGATCGATTACAAGAACGTTGCGAAAAAGATGAAACCCTCAAAGAGATGTGGGATGAAATAATGGTTATGGGAAAGTTAATGGAGGATTGATTGATGGTGACAGCATATGATAATGGTGAGAATGATTTATTGATATCACGAAAAAACGGAGGACCTTTTTTAAATACAGTAACCTGGAAACAAGCTTATAAAAATGGATGGAAATATTACCATGGTAAATATTGCACAAAATGTAGATCATATATTAGACAACTTGGTTACGGTAATCCATCAACTAGCCATCAAAAGAATCAATGTTATGTTTGCAAATTAATACGGGATGCGGCGTATAGAGCTAAGATGAGGATGTCATCGCTATCTATCACAGAACAATTAATTATTAAAGAAATATACAAAACACAAGCTGCATGGAATTCTGTGCATCCAGGGAATCAAGTGCATGTTCATCATATTATACCATTACAGCAAGATGGCGCAAATGGGACACATCAGTCGAATAACCTAATTATACTTGCAGAACAATTTCACAAGGATGTTCATGCCAATGGGTGGAAATATTATGTGAAAAATTTTCAAAACCATATTGCACATAATCCATATGACATATATCCATAAACATATAGCTAAATCTTCGCGGTCTAAATATAGTAAGTTACAACAATAACAGGAATAAAATAATGTTTGGAATGAATGAAAAAGTCGGCCGCAACTATTTTGCAAATGCCACAAAAGATACATTAACAGTTACCAGCCGATTCTATACATTACAAGGCGAAGGGCCATTCCGTGGTTTTCCAGCCTATTTTGTTAGACTGACTAAATGCAATTTGGCGTGTAGTTTTTGTGACACTTTTTTCGACCAAGGAGATGACCTTTCGTTCGACGAAATCTTCAAACAAATCGATATTGATATTGCCAAGTTCTACGAAGAGAGAAATATGGAAATTCCAAGCTGGGCACAAGGAACAAATAGAAGAATTGTTCTCGTTGTTACAGGTGGTGAACCGTCATTACAACAAAATCTAACCAAGTTTCTTGCAGAAGCCGATAAAACATTTTTCCATACACAAATTGAATCTAATGGTATTTTGCACTTGGACTTGAGTTCAGCGACTACTTATGTGGTTAGTCCGAAGTGTTTAGAAAAAGGTGAAGTTGCTATTAAATATTTACAACCCAACCAAAAAGTTCTTGATAGAGCAGATTGTTTAAAGTTTGTTATGACTTCACCAAATAATGAGCAATTTACACCATACAGCGAAGTTCCTGATTGGGCGCATGAATGGGCTATTCAAACTAGTAAACCAATCTTCGTCAGTCCGATGAATATCTATAAGCAAGAACCACAAAAGGCTAAAGAAATGCGTTCATCAAATAAGGAAATTACCATCGATGAACGATCAACTGTAGACGAGACGATTAGTTTTTGGGATGAAGGGCTTCTTGATATGAAGGCAAACCAACGCAACCATGAATATACCGCAGAGTACGCAATGAAATATGGATTTATTCTAAACTTGCAGATACATTTATTTGCTTCTTTACCATAAAAATAAAATAGCAATAATAATGAAACTGGGAGGGCCCAAAACCCTCCCATTTTTTTCTTGACTAAATACTCGGTATTAACATATACTATTACTATAATAAGGAGAAACAATGAAATCCGGAGTTATACCGTTCTACCGAGATAATAAAAACATAATTCATATGTATTTTATGGTCCCAAGTGATCCAGCATATGGTGGAATAGATCCGCAGATCGCTAAAGGAGACGTCGATGATGGCGAAAGCCTGCGTGAAGCCGCTATGAGAGAGGGAAAGGAAGAACTTGGACTACGTGAAAAAAATGTTCTTTCTGTTATTGATTGTGGTTCAAATAGCAATCTAAAAATTCATGTCTTCGCCGCAGAAGTTGCCAATGCTATAAAGTTTGACAAACCACATTTTGAAACGGGTAAAACGCATTGGCTAACTATGGATAAATTCAAGATAAGAGGTAGAAAAATTCATTTAGCGGCAGTTACTCAAGCTTATCAGAAAATACAGAATTATTATAAAGGACAATTTTAATGGCTAAAAAGAAAAGACTTTGGCCGTTTGGTGCCACCCCTGCTGGATTAGGACTTAAAGGTAAAGACCGTGAGCGCGCCGAAGCGTATTACACTATGGATGGTCGTGAGCTTATGGAACGCCTTGCTGAATTAGAGCATGGGAAAGACACTGATTCTTACAAAAAACGTATGCTAGAAATCCGCAGGGATTATGAAAATCTTTCCGAAGAAGAAATGGTTAAAATTACTTTAGAGTTAACAGAAGACAAAGATTCAAAAGAATACAAACTAGCATTGCTACACTATGAATTTTCTCAGGGCTCACTAAAACAACACGAGTATGATAAAGGTGTTGCTTCAGCTAACGGTGAACCATGGGTTGGTTACAAAGAACACGGGTTAGAGCGAGATACTGAAGGAAAACTTGGTTTTTTCTTTGACCTTGATTGGAACGATGAGTTTGTTAAGGAATTGGAGGGAGAAGGTTATAAAGCACCCACTCCAGAAATTGCCGTCAAGCTGTGGTATGGGGAACTTTGCCGGACCGTTGCTTTGGAAGAGGGACTAGCTTTGGACTTTATGGAAAAGGAAAGCCCTGAAAAAGAAGAACCGAAACCAGCGCAGGTTAATGATCGTGGTCCAGAAAAAGACGGAAAACGTGTATATTCTTGAGTTGACAGTTGCATAATAATAATGTTATACTTACGCTTAACATTGGAGAGTGATTGTGAAGTTTCAGTTAATTGATGCCATGAACTTATTCTTCGCGACGAAACATGTCGTTCGAGGAGACGCGGATCAGAAGGGTGCGATGGCAGTTCACATTGCAATCCAAAGTATGGCTAAAGCATGGCGTATGTTCAATATCGATCATGTTGTAATGGCGCTTGAAAGCAAAAACAATTGGCGTTATGATCATTTAAAAAATTACAAGGGGCAACGTAGGCTCAAACAGCTTGAACGAACAGCGCGTGACATCGAGGATGATGAGATTTTCTTTAGTTATCTTGATGGTTTTGTAAAATTCGTAGCTGATAGGACAAACATCACCGTATTGCAGGCATCTCGATGCGAGGCAGATGACATGATCGCCCGTTGGGTTCAATTACATCCCGATGACAAACATGTAATAGTATCCAATGATACTGATTTTTACCAGTTGCTTGCACCAAATGTAACAATCTATCGTCCCCAGCAGAAACAAATTATTGACACAACATCGATCATTGATTCCGAGACGGATAAAACTATTATCGATGGGAAAACAAAAAAGCCAAAATTGCCACCAGAACCAAAGTGGGAATTGTTTAAGAAAATTTGCCGGGGTGATTCAACAGATAATATTTTTCCAGCAACTGCGCCGCGAACACGCGAAACAAAAATTCGATCTGCATATGAAGATCAGAATAACAAAGGCTTTGATTTTAACAATCTTATGCTCACAGAGTTTGATGACCCAATGTCTGGAGAATCAGTAAAAACCATTAATCGGTTTTCTGAGAATGAACGGCTTATTGATTTAACAAAACAGCCACAAGAAATTCGAGACACGGCGGCAAAATCAATTATCCAATCCGTGGCTAAAGAAGAAATACCAAACGCTAAAATTGGACATTCGTTTATGCGCTTCTGTAGCGAATATGATCTAAAACGACTTAGTGATAACTTTGCAACAATCACCCCAATGTTTACTGCGCGATATGGTGACAAAAATGCCAATTGAGAGAGAAAATAAATATGTTCTTCATGCTGGTGAAGATTTATTCATTGATTTGATGGAGAAAGTTAAGAATTCAGAAATTGAATTCTCAGTTGGTGATTTCAAACAAGGTTATCTACACAAGGGCTCACGTATCCGAAGCATTGATTGGCGATATATTGGTGGATATAAAGAAGAAAAAGTATCAGGTCATAATATGGCCACAGAACATATTTTCACATATAAACATAAAATTGATGGAAATGTTATTGAGATTGAAACCGACATATCACCAAACGACTTTGATCGACTATGGGATGAAACCAAATACCGACTAACTAAGACGCGGTTTAGTTCAGATACGCCGATTAGTTATCACAATGAACATTGGGAAATTGATTTCTTTCATAATTCAGCCGGTAAAATTTATTTTGTTATGGCTGAATGTGAAATGTATCATGGTAAAGATAAGCCAACAGAGATGCCACAATTTGTTAAGGACAACTTATTACTTGATTGTGCTGACAATACCGTTTTTAGTAGTAAGAAAATCTCAAGTCCAACTTACGCCACTGAACTAATGGAAAATTTATTAAAGGATCGGAACAATGATAAACCCTCGTAGGCTTCGTCGATATCATCATAAGGTTTGGCTCCCAGAAAATATTGGAGATCTCTTGGCAGAATTTATTGAAGCTGCTGGATCGAAGGCCATCGATGATACGTACCATGCCAAAGATGAGAAGACGCTAGATAAAAGGGGTAAGATACCACACCCATCGAGAAGAAACTTATTCGATCCAAAGAATACCCTTATCGAATGTTATGAAATCTTGGATAACCGTGGTATGCGGATGAATAAACTACAAAAGTGTGTAATTCGCGTTACCACGTTAAGTGATAAATATGATTACACATACGTTATTGCTCGAGAGGGGTTTATTGTTACGAATTGGATTAACGATAAAAACGACGATCACCGATTAACCGGAAATAACAATTATTATAAACCAATTCCGAAGGAGAAATTGCGCGGTGACGGCAGCAACCAGGTTTAACGACTTATATCAAAAAGCTAAGAAAAGTCGAAGTAAAGAATTACGCATCAGTATTGATCTGGCTGAGGATCTTTCCACAGAAATAGCTGGTTTTGCTATTGAGATGGTGGCTGTACAGCGTTTGGTTATACAATTGCAAAAAGAATTAATTCAAGCAAAACCAACAAATATTTCTTCCGGGGCTGAAGATATGGATGGTGGTGGGTTCTAAAAGATTGACAATCACCAAACATCTGCTATACTAAGAAATAACAAAAAGGACCGCAGATGAAATTTCTTCTTCTATCAGACATCCATTTAGAGTTTCAGAATATGTCACATAAAAAGGGCGAGGTTCCCGAGTGTGATGTTGTACTGCTGGCCGGAGACATCGGCCCAGGTGGTTCTGGATACCATTGGGCGGAAAGGAACTTTTCTGCGAAAAGGGCCAACTATAGACAGGTTCTGTATGTTGCCGGCAATCATGAATTCTATACGAACAAATATGGTTTGCTTGATCTCAATGACCATTTGTTGGCTAAGACCAGTAATCACGTGTGGTTTCTCCAGAACAGTGTTCGTGAGTTTCCAGATGAAAAGATCGCCGTTCTTGGATGCACGCTCTGGACTGGATTTGATTTGAACGGTAATGAGCCGTTGGATATACTGCGGGCAAGTGATGTTATGAATGATTACAAGTGGTGTTCATATACCCGAGGTGATAAACTTCGTCCAGAACACGTCAAGGATGAAAATACAAAGAGTTATGAATGGTTAAACGAAACCATTGGGTTTTATCAAGAAAATGGGTGGAAGACTGTTGTGATGACTCATCACGCGCCGTCACAACTTAGCTGTTCCCCAGAATTCCGTGGTGGGGCTGATAACGTTTATTACGCTAATCGAGTTGATGCTGATTACAACTTCAATCTCCCCAATGTCTGGGTTCACGGTCACATGCATTCTAGTTCAGATTATATGCTCGGTGATTGTCGAGTATTGACGAATCCAAGAGGATATGCGAAAGCTAACGGGGAAGCACAAAACCCAGATTTCGATATGAATTTTATTTTTGAAGTCTAAAATTTATCTTTTATAAATATTTACATGAAACCATCAGTATTTGTTTTTGATAATTTTTATTTAGAACCGGATGAAGTCCGGCATATCGCTCTCAACGATTTTGAGTGGGAGGATGAAAAAGTGGCTGGGCCTTATGCTGGCCTCAATTCTATCCATCCGTATTGCGAAGAGTTCCATGAAGACTTTATGGGCAATTGTACAAATGCATGGCCGGTAAATCCAACCGTGTTTGGTCATTTTCGAATGAGCCGGAAAGACTCATCATTTAAACAATATATCCATTGCAACCCAGGAGTCTCCTGGATTGGCGTCATCTATCTATCAAAAGGTTATGACGATATTCCCGGGACGGTATTTTGGAGACACAAGCGCACAGGGTTGACTCATGCACCAACCGATCCATACAAATATCACCAATATGGTAATAGCGATGCTTCTTCATCACTAAATTGGTTTAATAATATTGATGGCGTAGATGAATCTCTTTGGATTAAATCAAATGTTATTTCATTCCAATATAACCGTTTAGTATTATTCAGAGGTGATGCTTTCCATAGTCACGGAGATCTTTTCGGATCAAATGATGATGACAGCCGCTTGCTTCAAATTTTTCAATGGAATGCAGTTGACAAAGAATACGAATGGTGGAGCAAACAAACTTCTTAACGTGCGGTAGCAGTTTTGAATGGTGTTTCTGCAAACGCTGCAAATATGTATTGGTCACCATTCGCATTAACAGTTGCAGCATTTCCACGAATTTTGAAACCATTAGATGTAAAATCAATTTTAAACCCTGCGGTGAATGCCTCTACCTGGAAATTATTTGGTTCTAAATAACTATCAATCCCATTGAACGGATGAATTGCATTATCATATAAGGTCCAATCCCCACCAGTGTTAACTCTCTTACTTAGGACATACGCTGGCTTAAATCCACAATGAACGAACGGCCCATCAGCATTTCCATTACCATCATATGATCCGAATTTACTAAATCCGTCAACACTTGTCCATGAATATAAAATATAATCTTCACCTAAACCGTTTGAGTTAGAATCGGCACCGAGAACAATATCAGTACTCGTTGGTAGAGTATTATTCCAAGTATTTGATGTTCCCGCACTACCAAGACTGATAGCCAAATCCAACATTAGATAATCAGTGCTTGTGATACCAGGAAAACCAGTATGCCACACTAACCAGTTTCTTCCAGCAGTTCTAGACTTAACAATCATAAATTCAGGTGCTTTACCAAGAGTATGTGATATTAGTCGGCCTGCTGTTGCATTACCAGTATATGAAAGAATATCAAATCCAGAAGCAGGACTTTCATCCCAATTCCATGAAACATACTTAATGCTAGTCTGGTTTATAGCATTTCCATTCCCAACAGTAAATCCATTTGCGTCGAATGAAACAAGTTCATTTGCTTGAATAGACTCTACGTCCGAGGCATCAGTTATTAATCTCTTGGTAGGTCCTCTCGAAGTATCAAAAATTAGATTGTTACTAGCTAAATTTCTTGGTTTAGCCCAAGTTAAATCTGGAGAGAACCCAAATCCAGTTATTTCCTGGGAAGAACCGTTACCTGTATAAAGAATAGGCTTGAAGAATTCTCCTGAATTGATAACATTTGACTCTGGTAAGGAATCAGTATTCAATCTGGCAAATCCATCTGCAATAGGAAATTTGAATGGTCTCTGTCCAAAATTAGCATTCCATGTGTCAGATCCAGCAGTGGAGCCCGTCGACGGGAACCACACAGTGCCGGCTGGTTCAGTAATTGGTATTATGCCCTGAGAAACACCATTTTTATAAAATTCAATTGTTGAGCCATCTAGATCCAATTCAATACCAATAATATCATCTCGAAAAATCCTAGTACCATATGCAGTACCTACACCACTGATACTTTTCAATGAAACGGATGGTGATGATTCATAGAAATATGATGGGGTAGTAATGATCCTTCCGGCCAACGTTAGATCGGCATCACTATCAACTATACCAAAAACAATACCATTAACAAAGCTAAGTGGGCTACATTCCCAATACCATTTTCCACTACTAACACCAAATGTTCCTCTAGAAGAACTACTAGCAACACCAATTGAAAGATTCAAATTACCATTACTGTATGTTAGTGGCGGATCGACGAGTTCAAGTGTATTCCAAACACAATAATTATTAAATGGTGAATCCTTTGTTACATCTTCTGAGTCTAAATTAGTTGGTGTAAATTCATTTCCAACAACAATTGTATTCAAACCAATGTTGTCTTTATCGTGATAACGCAGATAAAAACCGTTATTTCCGAACGCGGTAATGGCGCCAGGTACAGGGGTTGATGTTAGTAGTTCAAACTCAGCGATTCGAACATTTGAGCCTCCACCGTTTGCTGTAATGTTAAGTCGATAATGTCTAAATGCATTAAGGTTATCAAGTGTAAATACTTTCTTTTCACTGGCGAACCATGTCTGACCCGTTACCGTGTCAAGAATTACTTCTTCTCCGCCGAATACACCAGTATTAGATGCTTCTAGTGTCCATGCACTTGCTACTGAATTCACAGTAAATGCAAATGCCGCAACGGCTGTTACGGAATAAGACGTGATTACCTTTTCATTAGAAACACCAAAATCAAATGATGTAAACATACTTGACCCCAATTTATCAATATGTGTATTGAGATCATCATCAACCACGTTACTTGCGGGCAATGAGTCAGAGTCCGAAGTAACTGTACCAGCAAGACCACCCGCTGTTTCATCGGTTATTGGGCCTGGGTTGGAAATTCGGAATTCGTCTGTACCCCATACTCCAGTTGTTGGATCAATACTACCAAATGATTCTGGTGGAAGACTTTGACCGTCAATAAATGTCGTCTCTGCCATGTAACCATCGAAATGTTCAAGAGTTCCATTTACTGAACCAACGAATATCGTCTCACCATTCTTGTTTATTTTTGATTCAAATCCGTTTGCTGCAATCAAGTTTCTTTGATCGACATCAAACTCAGTAAGTTCAATACCATTAACATATATTCGTATTTTCTCATCAACTATTGGATTGAGACCGTCCCAGCGAACTACGATGTGATACCATGCTGTTGTATCTACAAATATTGCCGATGAGATCATAACAGATCCGCCATTAAAATTAACCTGTATCTTGTCACTTTGTATACTAATCGAATCCTGAGAACTAGTGGATCCTAGAAGAGTCACATTAGTTGGTGTTGTATCTCCAAGTTTGATCCAGGTACTAAACGTCCATTTACTTTCTTCAGTTGGTACTGTTTGTGCTCTAGATAAGGAAGGTAGTGAGGATGGGTTAAACAAAATAGAATTGTTAAGCTTACCAATGTTCTGTTGTGTAATCGCCTTAAAACCAGATGGAACAGCGTGCCTGAAACCAAAAGTTCCTGGATCCATTTCCCATGTCGATTTGGATGCAGTTGTACCACCACCGTTGTTAATCAGAATAACTGGATATAATGTTTTTCCTGATATTCCGGAACTGAATGCTACTCCCTGGGTGATACCATTCTTAAAGAATTCCAAGGTACCGTTATCCATATCAAGAGCAATACCAATGGTGTCTTTATCTCCGTTAGAACTTCCCCATGCATTACCATAAGCAACTGATGCGCCATTACCAAGTTTGTTACCAGTCTCACTATATACGAAAACTTTGCTCAAATCAACTGCCACTAAATCTAGATCAGTATCAAATTCAGCAAAACCAATTGATGCACTTCGTCCGGTTGAACCCACGACAATTCTACTAACTTCATAATACCATTTACCACTATCAACCCCGGTTGTTCCTAGAACACCGTGAGCATTTGCTGGAGCGGGAGTTACTGATGAAACAGTTAACCTTCCTCGCTCAATAATACTGTTAGCTGACTTATTATTTGGATTAAGAGTAACATGGTTAGAAAGTGGGTGATCATACGTTTGATCAGTTGCCGTAAAGTTTTCTATGGTTGAATAATTATTCGTATTAGTGCTAGTATCATTACCGATGCCATTAATATCAAATAATCTAAACGCGGTTATTTCAACTGGATTATCATGGTTTTGATCAGCGATAATTCTCCAAAATCGAGCGGTTGCGATATCTGTAAGAATATGATCTTGTGCTATTTGTACTGGAGTATTAGATTTTGCTACATCAAAGATATTAATATCACCAACGAAATTATCACTTGAGAATTCAACCCTAAACGATACGTCAGCTGCAACGGCAATCTGATGATAACCAATAACATGGACTTCAGTTACAGTTTTAGGACTTCCTAAATTATAGTTTAAAATTACATCATTACTTGCTGGAGTTGATACTGTAATAAATGTTGTCGACGGATCACCGTCCTTTGCATTGTTTGGAGTAGTTGAAGGATTTGTTCCAACATCACCTTCACTTGCGGTAATGTTTGTATCGATTTCATTTTTACGATAATCTAGATTGTAACCATTTGTTCCCACAGCTTCAACGAAATCAATCTTTCTCCATAACCAAGAAGTAAATGCACCAAATGAAGTTGGTAGCAATGCTTCACCATCAACGAAAACATCTTCAGCCATATATCCATCAAAATATTGGATATCCAATCCATCATCAACTAGCTTTCCATAAAAGGTTGGTCTTGCAAGGTTAATCAAAGCTGATTCATTTAGCGTCGGTTGAGTATTTACAGAGAAAACAGTTACAGTAATACCGTTGATGTGCATCTTTACTCGTTCAGAAGCAGTTGGATTTGCGCTGTCATATGAAATAACAATATTATACCATAAAGTTGGATCTGTAAATGACTCATTTGATCGAATTTGCCAAGTAATAGAGTCATCGATTTGGGCTCGGATTTCAATTTGATTACTAGCTGTAAATAAAATATCAACACTATCTTGGGTTACACCAGTTCCTTCTAGTCCGCCGCAAAAAACGGTTTGCGCAGTGCCAGTTATTCCGCGTTTAACCCAACCACTAAATGTCCATTTAATTGGATTTATGGTGTTACCAAATACATGTCCGATTGATTGTTGTTTTGATGCTTCAAATAGCAATGAGCGTGGAGGTTCAGTTGACGGAGGAATTACTGATGGTGAAACAGGTGTAGAACTTCCAGATTCAAAGAATTGTTTCCATACTCCACCTTGCTTAACCCATGCAGTTTTGATATCTACCCATTCACCATTTTCTTTAACGAGAATATTTCCCGCTTCGTTCCATGTACCGTCTTGCTTAATATAAGTCTTAGCAACCATAATTCCGTCCTTCTAATATATGCAACTATTTATGCTCGTCCATCATACCTGATAAAATAAATCTTCATCGTTGCCGTTTACATCGAGTGGTGCGACAGTATCTATATGTCTTTCTCCGTGTGCATTACCTGCCGAATTAGCATCAACATTCTCTTTCAATATAGTATTATTTTCCAATGCATCTTCAGTAATTGCATTGCTTGCAAATTTGGCATTAGTTACTGAATTAAGTGCAAAATGCGTCGCTGGGGTAATATTTAAATCTGCAATTTTAGAAGTTATAACTGAACCATTTTCGATCTTAGCTTCAGTGATTGAAATATCGGTTAATTTATCTGAATCAATAACCAAATAACCAAAATTTGGCGTTCCTACTGATAAATCAGCTATTTTCACAGTTTGAATTTCATTATCGGGAATATTATAATCAACAACAGATTCATCTTCGATATCAATATTAGCAATTGTTGGTTGGCCGATAACCAAACCTGCTCCATCAAATGTCATAAACAGATTTGCGGGACCAACTAATGTAGAAACATTCAATGTTCCTGGAGTAATTTGATCACCAGGAAAATCAAAGATAAATTGACCAACTCCGAAACTATCATAACGGATAATTGTATTTTCGGTTCCGGGCTGTTGAGAAATGGATGTAGCGAAATCAATAATGGTTACCGCACCATTCCCAGTGTTTAAGAGATCAGCACGAGCTACCTCGAATCCACCAAGTTTGATATCATCGTGAAGTCTTATCGTTGTATCAGATGTATTCGTTTGATCTATGACAGCGACAATTTCACCCTCGACGCCCGTAAATTGGTCGTTTTCTGTTCTTATGCCGCGGCGTAATTGGAATACTTTAGCCATTTCTGATCCTTATTTGTTCACGTGATATTTGCACTACTATTTATCAAAGACTGCATACTCGAAGATTGGCTACTGGAAACAAGAAACCATCACCATTAGCACAAATAAACAATCTCATATCTCCTGAGAAATTAGCGTTAAATGTGTGGAACAACGTACCATTTTTCAATAACACAGTTTCACCATTTACTCGTTTAATCTTATATTCATCTGATGATGTATTAACTGGTCCTGTAGAATTTACTCCATCGTCGGTGAATTGGTTACTGACCGATGATGTTGAACCAGATCCAAAGAAATATCCAAACGCTATGTTTCCCGGGGCTGATCCATGGGCCGGGGCTGATCCAAAGAATCCACCACCGAAATTGTTTCCGCCATTGCTTGGTAAGAATTGTGCATCCTTAGCTGCATCATAAACACCAACGAATCCATTTGGTGATGTTGCCGATGTGTTGCCAGAAACATTCCACGTAACTTCAAAGTCACCCTTAATCACACTATCAATTTTTCTTATATTGGCTCTAGAGTTAGTACCAGAATTTTGGGAAACAATGCTATTTTGACCAGTGAAGATATAAAATGATGTTGCTCCATCCCATGTACTAAATCCTGTAGGATTCTGAACAAGTTGATCAATACAATCGCTTATCGGTCCACCAACAGATCCTGGGATTGGTGGAAGTGAGCCATTACCAGCAACCTGCGCCATAGCAATATATATATAATCTAATGAACCATTGATTGATGAATTCGAACTTCTAATTCTAAAACCATCTGCCAAAATATCAATATCAGCGACACTATCTGTCAATTCAATACCATTTGAATTGGTCTTTAGACGGAATGATATTGGATTTATTTCATCTCTCGCAGTATCAATTATAAGCCAATCAGTTGTACTTGTACTCTTAATTAAAATCCATCTTGGCTTAAATCCTGTATGGATAAATGGTGACTTAATTGCATTAGCATTTCCTTTATATGTTCCAACTTTACAAATACCTGGAACATTTCTGAATGAATATGAAACATACTGTTCTCCAATAACATTAGTAGCACTATCAAAACTACTAATGGTTGTTGATGTACTCGTTGGTGGTGTATTAGCATGAACATTATTACCATCAGTGAATAATCCATTGGGGAAATCTAATGCAAGATATGAATTATTTGTAGATAAATCCATACCAATATTATTTGTCCAAAAATACCATACATTCGATGTATCTCTAGATTTTACAATAATTGCATCGGGGGTGCCTGGCAAGCCGTGCCCGATAGTTGCAGCCAATCCATTACCTGTAAAGGTTGCAATACTAAAATGTCCAGGAGCGGCTACAGATACACTGGTTTCGATTGTTCCTTCGGTATTGCTTTGGACAGTTCCATCAGCTTTCCAATTCCATGATACAAATTTGTTGTTAAAACTATTTACTGCTGTATTATCACCCACAACAAAACCATTGTCAACGAATGCAGTCAGTGCGTTGGTGTCTATTGTTTCAGCACTTAATGAATTCGTTCGCAGAGTGTGATTTTCTCCTCGAAGGGTATCAGTAAGCATATTGTCAAGGGATTGGTTTCTAGCTTTAATCCAGGTTAGGTCTGGACTGAAACCAACATTTGAAATTGTTTGTCCACCAGTAATAACCGCTGGCATATTTTGTGCGCCGACCGGCGGGGTGTTTACAAATGGTGTATCTCCGAAATTAACCGTTCCTATAACTGTAGGTGAAAATGGGGAAGAATAAAGGATCGCAAATCTAACGCCGCCGAAAATAGTTGCACCAACAAATTGGCTTACTCCGTTCTTAAAGAATTCAACAGTGTTATTTTTCACAAACGCGGCTATAGTATCACCTGGCGCCCATGTTGCTCCTGCACTATTAAACACTTGACCATTTGCAATATTCTGACCCTGGTCATTGTATAACATAGTATTTGATGTATTATTCAATGAGCTATTGCTATCATGATCAGTGCTGACAAAACCTACACCGACAAGACCAACAGATGGATTTGAATTAGCATCTAGTGTAAATTCAACATAGAATCCATCAGCGTTTCCCGCATCAACTGAGCTTAGAGAAAATATTCCACCAAATTCTTGCAATCCAGTTAAATTTGCAGTTAGGTTACCATTAGAAAGTGTTGCTCCGGGAATTAAATCATTTGGATCTATCGCAACAACCGGAGATCCAACGCTTGCTACGCCGTTTCCTGTATAAGTAACCGCATTGAAGAAATCTGCACCCTGAAATTGTGGTGTACTAACATTTCGCGTATTCCATGGAACAAACCCCGTTAATGGGGTGTCCTGGAATTCTGATGGTTCAGAGCGCAATCGATAACGAATATCAACAGCGGCCGATGATCTATCACCAACAATAACCGTATAATCTTCTTCTGATATTGGTCGTTTTGGTGTTATTACCGCAATACCAATACCGTTCTTAAAGAAGTTGATAACGTTGTTATCAAAATCGACAGCCATTGTAATTCTATCACCATTGGTATAAGGTGTGCTTGGAGTAATTTGCATAACCCCATCGGATGCATCAATGATACCAACACCACTGTCATACATCACTTGACCAAATGGCTGTGTAGTATGACCAGATGAGGCCCCGCCCTGTGTGTCAGCAACTCTTGGAGCAATACCCACACCATAACCATTGGCGGCAGCGCCTGTTCCTAAAATATCAATCTCGATGTGGAATTTACCTGAATGAGCATAAATGTTTCCGAGGGCTTGATAGTTGGCAATAATATTGGCTAAACCAGTACAAATCTTATTACCATCTAAGAAATTCCAACTAAAATTCTGTAATGGATTAAAAATCATATGCAAGTTTGACGGGCTATTCACGGAACCGTTTAATGCGTGCGTCATACTTGATGGTGAAAAATTGTTTCCGTGGCTTGATGAATCAAGGCCATCGCCGATGTTTTCTCCCAATATAAATGAAGTTGTGTCGGTTGAGTTCACAAGAGCAACTATCTGTGTATTAGTTTTTGCCTTCCATATAGCAGCATTATCACCTGTACCAACTGGAACAAATGATCCAAATTCGTTTGCATCAGTGCTATTTGATTTCCCAGATAGGAACGCGAATTGTGAAATGTATCCATTAAAGTCTTGTATACCAACAACATTACCAATTATAAAAGACTGTCCAGCAGTTGTAAGACTAGCTGTAATACCCAATGGATATGTCCCGCTTTCTCGTTCTATACGGTTTCCATTGATAAACACGCGAACTCTTTCCGACTCAACAGAATTATTTGTATCCCATACCAAAACTAGGTGATACCATGCACTATCTCTAAAGAGTGGTCTGTAAATATTATTATTAGCGTCAGCAACCGCTGGACCATTAGTGTGTTGTACTAAAAATTTATTACCAGTGAACGATACGTGCAATCGAGTACCACCGGCTGAACTTGAAAATATTGTATGATCTGGCTTTAGGTTATTCAACTGGAACCAACATGATACCGTCCATGATGTTTGATTTTGTGTGGTACTGACAACTCTTGATAAGAAATCAACATCTCCATCAAACCATGCACTGACTAAATCGTCGGATGGTGGAGGAGATGGTGGCCCGTCTGGGTTTGGAGAGACGGTTGCAACGGTTTGCCAATCATTGCCGTTTCCTGAAATATCTTTTCCTAAATCACCAGTATCCTTAAAATCTAGATGATAGCCAGCATTACCGAATGGACCAGTGTACAGGATTGGTGCGCCTGATCCGTTTGTTACGAATGCAGAAGGTGGAACAATGAGTCCATCGATAAGATACCATTCAGCGGTTTTTCCGGTCAAAGTGTCAATTAAAGTATGGCCCGTTTCTTTTATTATTTGTGTATTGTTAATCCAGGATGGTACTGAAGTACCAATAATACCTGAACCCGCACCAGAGGATGGACCTAAACTAGCGACTAATTCAACACCATCAAAATAGAATCGTAAAGTTTCTCTTCTTTGTGAATCACTAACAGAGGCATTGGCGTCATATTGAAGAAGACAATGATGCCATCTTCCTAATATCAAAGGAACGTCCCATGTAGCATTAGCACTAACAACATTATTAATTGTCTGGAAATAATTAACAGTATTATTACCGTTTAGGAATCGCCAATCTAAAACCGAAATATTATTATCATCATTGATACTTATTACCTGTCTTTTACCAGCACCAACAGGAACGTTAGCATCAAGGCGTGTCCACCACGAAATTGTAAATTTACTACTATCAGTAGCAATATTTGAGCCAGCAGCTGGTTTTGTTAGTCTTCCAACACCATCGAATGTTATAGACACCGACGCTGGGGTACTAGGTGGTAAAACTGGTGGAATTACTAGAGTTGTTACATAAGCAATATCGCCGTCATCGCCCTGGGAATTTAATGGGGGATCCTCTTGAACGAATCTCGCACCAAATGCATTACCGGTTGAAGCCGAAAGCTTTCCACCAGTAATAACACTAGTACCAATTTTACTCTTACCAATTGTTTCATCAACGATATGATTAGTTAATACGCCAGCATCAACAATCTTATCAGCTGTTATATTACTATTGGCTATCTTATCAGTAGTTACCGAACCATCTTCAAATTTTAGTGCTTCCGCAGCACCTGCCGCAATTCTATCTGTCGCTATTGAGTCATCTGTAATCTTATCAAACGTAATTGATCCCGGGACAAATTTTTCATTAGGAATACTATTTGTTTTAATTTTAGCCGTAGTAATTGCTGGTGGTGTAGGAGGAACCGTGTCTGGACCTTCAATATCTGCATTTTCAATTTCCAATTGTGCTGTCAAATTTCCAGAGCCATCAAATCGTAAAATAGCATCAGTTGAACTTGATATTAATCTATCAAACGGTAATGAAGCTAACTGGATTCTACTACCTTCAAGTTCATTCTCAAAAATTGCAATACCAGAGCTATCAAATTTGATAAGATTAACGCCAACCGCACCTTGTGTTAAAGAATTGGCTAATGCCCCTAAACCATTAAAGGCACCATTTTCTACATTTGCCAAATCGGCGCGGGCAAGCTCGACGCCACCGGTTGTAATACCATCATGAATGCGCAATGCTGCGGGTACATCAGTAACAACTGACATTTCACCAGGTTGACCAGTGAAAGCGTCATTCTCTGATTTTGATCCTCTTCTTAATTGAAACTGTTCAGACATTGTTTATCCTTCTTAAATTTGTGCGCCGCGAACGTCGCCACCAATTGAACCCGTAATATTTGCTATACCAACGATTGCCTTACCTGCCCCGCCAGCACTTCCCGGTGAAGGACCAACGCCATTAAGACCAGCTTGACCCAAATTACCACCGCGGCCACCGCCACCGGTTGGATCAGCCACCCCAATAGGTGATCCCTGACCACCCAGAAGCAGTGTTCCGTCTGTTGCACCAGTTCCACGTCCTAGTCCTGGAGATCGGCCTGCGCCACCACCACCACCTGGTGATGTGGTTCCGGATGAGCTGTCATTACCACCACCACCACCACCACCACCGCCGCCGATGACTCCATT